AACCGCAGCCTCGCCGGTCGTTGCCGTGGGGTCGTAATACCCCGAAATCTCAATCTTGCCGCCAGGCACGCCGGCAACGGCCGTTTTCCACGTCGCGCCCATCGTCGTTGTATCGGCAAGGTCAAGGTCGGTTGAAAACTCAAGGTTGGTCAGGAAGGTTGAGAGGTCCTTTGTATTGAGCGTGAACGCAGCGTTTTTGCCGTGCCGGAATGCCATTCCTCATACCCCTTTAGTTACGGGCTAGCGCTAGTGCGAACGTAATACCGTCCCCGGTCGTGCCCCCGGTGCGTGTAGCGACATAGCGAACATACCGCCGCAGCGCAGCCGTAGGGGTTGCGCTCTTGAGTCGTTGCGAGGTTGCCCCCGTTGCGGCCGTAAAGGCCCCGCCGGTCACGTCTGCCACGTCGGAAAAGTTAGATGCAGACGCGTCTACCAGCTTGATAACCCACGATCCCGCGTCAACGGCCGTGACGTGAAGGTGCATCGTCCATCCCGTTGCACTTGCCGCCAGGTCATCGCGGTTTGCGCCCGTCGTCGTGTTCGTATCCTCGCCTAGAGGATGCAGGACGTATCCAAATCCAACGACCCCTTCCGCCTGAAACGATCCCTTTACAGCGACGGCCCCGCCCACGGGCGACGACTCAGCGTAGGAAACATGACTAGCTGAAACCAGCCGCGCCAGATCCCCGATCGTTGCGCCCCCGGCCGGCGCGTAGGTCAATACGCCTGGCACCGCAGAGGTAAAGAGGGTCGGCAAACTCGCCTCTGTAGGGTCGTAAAACCCCCCGTATTCGACCTTCGCACCAGCAGCGCCGGCAAGGGCCGTTTTCCATGTTGCCCCAAAGGCGGTTGTGTCGGCCGTATCAAGGTCGGTAGACAGGTCAACCGTATTCAGATAAGGCGAAAGGTTGAGTGACCCCAACCAGACGCTAGCCGATTTCCCGTGATAGGCCGTCATCCGTAAACCTCAACCTCAAATTTGGCCCCGATGTAGGCAACCGAGGAAACGACAATCTCAGTAATTTCGGCCGACAAAACGCGCGCATCCCCGAAACTATGCGCACCGTCAACCGCAGCCTTGATAGTCGCCTCTGCGGCCGAGAGGGTGTCACGCGCGGCCTTTGTCGAGGTTGTGCCAACGACGTACCAGACAGGCACGGTAAAGGTGTCGCAGCCGCGCGCAAACGTCGTGTCATATTGCACGCGCCCCATCCCAACGACGGCACAGGGAACGGTAATGGAGTCAACAGGCCAGGCATAGACATTCGGGATTGCGGTTAGCAGTCCCGCGATCCCATCCATTACCGTAGCTAGCGCGGTCACGCGGCACCCCAATTGCGACGGTAGGCCCCGACCATAAGCGCCACGTCGGGGTCAAGCTTTGACAGTAGCCGCAATTCGCTGCCCATTTCTGCGCTACCAGCGACCCCAAACGGGGCATCCCGTCGCTTGAGGAACCGGCTAGCTTGAATGAGGTTCGCCTGCGCGATCGTGGGGGGAACGCTCGCCCAACCCCACAAGGCCCGCACCTCGACGCTTTCCTCATACATCGGGGGATAGATGCCCGTGTCAAAAATCAGCTTTGTATATGGCATCCCCCGGCCTGGCGCGTTCTGCGGCCCGAGCCGATAACCCGTGATAGCGCTTGTGTAATCGCCATTCCCCGACACGTCGAAACTAACGACCATCCCCGTACCGTCAAACACGTCGTCAATTGGCAGGATCGCATGGCGGTACCAGCTTGCCGGATAGGCAACGCTCGCATACGTAATCGGGTCTAGGGCCGGCCGGATAACAGGGGTGAAATAGCGGGCCTCAACGGTCGCAGGGGCCGGCCTGAACGACCGCCCGCACGCAATGTCGATAGCTCGCGCAGCCGCAATCAGCGCAACCGTCTGCAACGGGCTATCGGGGTCGTCGTCATCATCCCCCACAGCAGCGCTGCGAATGAAGTTACGGAACGTCGCCAGGTCCGTATACGCGTCAAGCGTCGAAATCTGAAACGGGGCCGCGTATTCCGAAAGGCGATCGCCTAGCGCCGACTCATACCGAACGCGATACCAAGAGGTCGCAGAGCCGGCGGGGTCAAAGCCGTCGTAACTCAGCGTGCCCGCGACGAGCGCAATTGTCGGGGTTGAGCCGACCCCCGAAACGTCGGCATACGTGCCGGCCTGCGTTGCCGCAGTCTCAAGGCGAATAAGCGCCCCCGCCCCGTAGGCCCCTGCATTCAAAAGCTCATCGGGATTGTTGACGGTAACGTGAACGATATTCGCCATTACTGGCCCTCTGGTAGATCGTGATAGGCCTTCCCCGATGGTACACCGGGAGGGATAGAGGATTTAGCACGGGCGATCGGTTCCCCGATCGTAACGGCTAGGCCTGGCAGAGCTTGCCCGCGTGCGGTCGCCAGGGGCACGTAACCCGCTACCGTGCCGGCCGGCCCACGTCCTGCGGGGATGGCCCCGCCCGTCGCCACAAGGGGCGCATACGTCGCCAGTAGCAGCGCCAGGGACAGAGGTACGGCTAGCTTGTGATCTGTTGCCGTGACGGTAGGCACAAAGGCCGATAGCGCCAGGCTCAGCGCGGGCGGGGTGCAGAGCTTGTAATCGGTTGCCGTGACCGTAGGGGCAAACAGGTTCGTTGTGAGGCTCGCCGGGGTTGGGGTCGCCCATTGATTGCCCCCGAGCACGACGCCTGGCGCATACGTCGTAAGGGCCAGAGTCGCAGCCGGCGGGACACACAGCCTGTTAGCCGCAGCCGTGACCGTAGGGGCGAACGTCGCCAGGGTGAGCGATGCGGCCGGCGGGGTACACAGACGCGGGGCCGTGACGGTGGGTACAAAGCTCGCTAGCGCCAGGCTAGCGGCCGGCGGTACACAGAGCCGGTTATCGGTTGCCGTGACCGTAGGGGCGAACCTAGCGGTTGCCAGGCTCGCAGCCGGCGGGGTTAGTACCAGCTTGAGGACGGGCGCAAAGGTCGCGGTTGTAAGGCTTGCGGCCGGCGGGGTGCAGAGGCGAGGGGTAGTAACCCCTGGCGCATACGTCGTAAGGGCCAGGGTCGCGGTCGGTGGGGTTAGCTGCGTTTTGAGGACGGGCGCAAAGGTCGCGGTTGTAAGAGTCGCAGCCGGCGGGGTGCAGAGCCGGGGTGCCGTGACCGTGGGCGCGTACAGGGACGTTGTAAGCGATGCGGCCGGCGGGGTGCAGAGCTTGTTAGGCGATGACCCTACCGTGACCGTGGGCACGAACGTCGTTAGGGACAGGCTGTAAAACTCGTGAACGTCGCTAGTGTTACTGCCGCCGTTAGGGATCGGGTAGTCGGCAACAACGGTGGAGCGCACGAAGTCATCGATGTAGAGATTGAACGACCCGCCGGCGGATGACTCGAAGTTACCGAATAGGACGCTATCGAATGTCTCGGCTCCCGTGGGGCACGTCGGGTCCGAGTAGGCCGTTTCGTTCACGCGCCACTTGGCAACCCTGTTGGTCCCGTCGCACAGGAAATCAACGACGTACCACGTGTTCGCAGAGATCGTCGGGCCGGTCGAGGACGACGAGCCGGATCCGCCAGAGAAGGCATAAGTGAGCACACCCGCGCTGCTAACCCGCATCTCGGCGTTCCAGACAGATACGCCGTTGCCCTTGAAGAAGGTCGTTGTGACGGACGGGAGCGCGGAGAACCGGAACGCTAACCGGAGTGCTAGAACGCCGTTAGCTGTGTGTGCCTTGCCGATATAGTCCGATACGCTCGACGCACACGCAACCCTGCCAGATTTCGTGCCCGTTCTATAGACGCCTGTGTCGAGTCCCGACCCGGACGAACCTGAAACGCTCCAATGCGTAGTTAGCGCCGCATCCTCAAACCCGCATGAGAACGCAACCGTTACGACTTTCTCAAGGGCAAGGGTAGGGGTGCAGAGCTTGTTATCGGTCGCGGTAACGGTCGGGGCATACAGGGACGTAGTAAGGGATACGACCCCTGGCGTGCACGTGACGGGGTTAGCAGCCTCAACCCGTAGCCGAGTCTGCCATGCCCCTCCCTGCTCAGAGTTACCAAAGGTCGCAGTAACGACCGCAGCCGCAGAGGATGTGCCGCTAGACGCAAGCCGATAGCCGCCGTCAGCGGCGATATCGTTTGAGGTTGAGTCGCTTAGCGCGGTTGCAGGCTGCTCCGAAACCGTGCCATACGTAACCCCGGTTTGGGTAATGGTGGGGCTAGTAGACGCGTAGTTATCGCACCATGCAAGGAAGAAATCGACCATATCCCCGGCCGTCACCGAGATATGGGACGAAATGGTGCACGTCTGCGATGTGCGGGCGGTCGAGTCGCCCCCGCCGGCCCCGACAGGGGTTAGCCAACTCTCGCTAGCCCCCTTTTGGTAAACGACCGCAACGGCTGCGCCAGGGGCAGACGTAGTGCCCCACGAGACAACAGGGTTTGTCTCAGATGCGCTGGTCGCAATCTTGTAAAACGCGACGTGCGTTAGCGAACCTACACCGTTGCCGTTAGCGGTTGACCCGTTCGCATAGGCCGAGCCTACCGCTGCCCATCCCGTCGTGCCGCACGTCGGGGTCGCGGTATACGGCTTGCACGCGGCCCGAACAATGAGCATATCCCCGGCCTGGTGGGTCGGGAGCGTAACGGTTTGGGTTGTCGCGTTAGATGCGGCCCACGACCCCGCACCCCGGATAGAAATTGCCATCGGGAGGAAGCTCCCTCCCTGCGGTTACGCCAGGGTGAACACGCCGCTTGCGTGCGCGGCAACCGTGAGCGTGTTACCGCTCGTCGCGGTCACGTCTGCGGGGGTACTGTCGAGTAGGCAGAAGCACAGAATGTCTGCCCCAACCTCATAGATCGCAGCCCATCGCGCGGTGAGGTTTGCGCTTCCGGCCGTCCACACAGGGTCAGTAGCGATATCGGCCGTTACGGTAGTTGTGCCCGAGAGGGTCAGGTCAACCGACGCGCCCCCGGCCGTGTAGCCCGTGTTCGTCGTGCCAACCTCATTTGTGACCCCTGCGAACGTCGTGCTCGAGGTTGAGAGGTTAGACGTGCTAAGAAACAAAGCCATCTTGAACGTGCCCGAGGCAATCGGAACGGTGCCGTCAAGAAGGTTCGTGCGTGCGGCGTTCGTGAAAACCCATGCACCAGCAGCCATGTTGCACCTTCGCTATAGCGCGGGCCTGCCCCCAGGGCACTTAGGGGCAGGCCCGCGCTAGTTTCTACTCTAAGGGTTAGACGCCTTCGCCCGTGACGTATGCATAGGCATCCTTCACCTTGCCGTCCATACGCGCCCATGCGTCGTACTGGACGTAACCCACCGTGCCGTATGGGTTGACAAGGATTTGAACATCCTTGACGTGCCGAACGATGTAGGCCTCTTTCCAATTGCCAAAGGCAATGCCAATGACGTTATCCGGCCCCATCGTCGGGCACGCGGGGTCAATCGTGACCGGATAGCCGAGAAGGCTGTAGTTATTCGACGGCCCTTCGATGCCCTGCGTAGCCGAAACCAGCAGCGGCCGGCCCGACGTGCCGCTAGGCCCGTCCAAAATCTGCTCGATAAGCGCGGCCGTAGCATCGTTCATGACCCAACGCGCACCCTGGCGGTACGCGGGGTCGAGTGCGTGAACCAAGTTAGACAGGGAAGCAAAGCCGGCAATGTCGGCCTCAATCGACCCAGAAGTACCGTACATAATGCCCTGCGGGGCACCCGACCCCGATCCCATGATGAGGTCGTAGGCCTGCTTGCGGGCGATGCGCTCGCCCAGGACGCGGGCAACGAGCGCCCCAACGTCGAATTCTGCGTCCTGCAAAAGCTCGACAGACACCTTGAGCGGAACGTTGCCCGTGCCCGTGCTCGCGTACTTATAGGCCCCGAGCGTCACTTCCCCAAACACGATATCCGCGCCGGCCGCAGATGCGGCACCCTCAGCGGCGATATCAGCTTCCGTATACACCGGCGGGGTGAGCGAAGGGAACGAAATCGGCCGGCCGTCACTCGTCGTAATGTTTTCGGCCAGGTTCATAAACCCGCCGAACGTGACCCGCCGCTCAATAAGCCTCTGCAGGAACGTATCCGGCACGGCATAACCGCCCCCGCCGGCCGACCCCACAGTCTGCGCGAACCGATCGGCAATGTCCATATTCGCGTGACCCGTCCGAAGGTACTGGTCAAACGCGAAGTCAAGGCCCGCGTCACCCTTCGGGGTCGCGCGGATGACCGCAGGGGCACCGTCGATAAGAGGCTTGCGGAGTGCGGCCTGGCGCGCGCGGATGCGATCGGTTGCCTGCGCAGCCTTGAGATCAGCTTCAAGGCTTGCATAGGTTTCCTGCTCAGCGTCGGTAAGGCTGCGCGTTTCCGCATCTGCCAGGTCAACGACCGCCTGCATTGCATCCATGATTTCGGGGATTGTGTTCACGCTGGTACTCCCTGCGCTATGAAGCTCTGCCGAGGTTCCCGCGAATGCCGGAAGGCTAACGGGCGAGATATCGAATAGTGACGCAACGCTCATATGCGTTTGAACGGGCTTGCCGTCGTCGGCCTTCCCGAGCCGAATATCGCCAGGGATGATCCCGAACGACATTTCGCTAAGGTCGCCCCTTTCGACAAGCGCGCGCATATCTGCTGCGTAGGTTGTGTCGGGAAGGTCAATCGCGTATGAAAGCCGTTCAGGCCCAACCTCAAGGCGCAAGGTTCCCGCAGACTGCCGACCCAAAAGTAACGTCGTGTCATGGTTCCAAAAGGCCCGCACGTCGCTAGCCTTGAGTGCCTTATCAAAGGCCTTCGGGGCAAACTCGACATAGCGCCCGCCGACAAGCGTTCGCGTGCCGAATACGTGAACCGTGCCAGAAAGGGTATTCCCGACAAGCTCGCCAGTAGCGGCAAACGTCACCCTTTCCATGCGCTAAACCCCGAGCGCCACTACAGACAGGATGCCCGCC